CTACGATAACCGCGCATTCAACATGGCTATCTGTTCGTCGTTCATGTCATCAATCCACATACCGTAAATTTCATACACCATCTGCGCAGTTTCATGCCCCATTTGGCTGGCTATAAATGCCGGGTTCGCTCCTGCCGTCAACAGCCAGCAGGCAAAAGTATGCCGCGTATGGTACGGATTACGGCGGCGAATACCAGCACGTTTTACTGCTGCATTCCACCTTGCCCCCAAACTGCTTACCGAGTAATAAGGTTTTTGTTTTCCGTTACACACCCTGGGCATGAAAACAAAATGCAGTTTTTGCTTTTCGGTTCTGCCGTACTCCCGATGATAAAAGGTGATTTCGCTTTTGCGATGATGCCCGGTCAGTTTGTATTGCTCCTTCAGTGCTTCAAGAGCAGGCTGCAGTAGTGTTACTGTTCGGATCCCGGCATTTGTTTTTGGGGGACCGAACATATCAAGTATCGTCAGGTTTCTTCTGACATTCACTATTCCCTTTTCGAGATCCACATCCTCCCACGCCAGAGCTGCCAGTTCCCCGTGACGAAGTCCTGAGTAAACGGCAAATTTCCACAAGTTCTGGCTCTGTCCTTTTTCACTTTCCATTAATGCATTGAATTCTGTTTTAGATAACGGATCAGGCTTTATTCTGTTTCGCTGTAATTTTTTTACTCCTTCAAATGGTTTGGTTGATATAAATCCCGACTGATACGCAAAACGTAACAGCGAACAGAGCAGGGCGATATAGTTATCAACTGTGCGTACGGTTCTTCCTTTTTTGTTGGATCTTGGATTATCCATGTAAAGCGTTTCTCCATGCAGCAGTTCATTCCGGTAATTTAAGATATCGCTATAACGAATATGTGATATCGGGGTACTTTCACAAATTATTATTCTGAGTGTTTTTAATTGTGATTTCGTTTTCTTCATTGTGTTTGTTGTTAACTCTGTCTCTTTAATTTTTGTCCAGATATCACAAAGCTCCCCGAACGTTTTTATGACTCTCGTTGTCACCATTTTTGCTCCAGTGCTGGACTGGGGAAAACGTCTTAAATACTCAAATTCACCGGAGTTTATTTCATGAACTATCAGCGCTCTTAAATTTCCGGCCTTTTTAATATTACTGTTTGTAATCTCCCAGCCTTTTAATGTTTCCCGACATCGTTTTCCTCGAAACATGAACCAGATGCGAATGTATCTACCTCTAATCTCGACACCTGTTGGTAATTTAGACATATCATGATTCTTTGATAAACTGATTTATCTTTGGATAGTTGTACCAGATAATTCCTCGTTTGCTGTCTGGCTTACCTAAAGGAGATACTCGTTTGAAGTGGAAGCCCTCCACCCAACAGTTCTGGCGGTATGCTTCAATTTGTCTGGCCCCCAGACCAGTGCGAAGCATCAGGCCGTATTCAACCATCCACTCTTCATTAAAGATTACTTGTGCCATCGCATCACCTCTGGCAGGCGCCAATGTTAGACTGAAATTGACGCCCGATGTTGATTATTAATAATCAGCTATGAAGTTTTAATTTGAATACAATGCAACTCACGAGGACTGAAGTTTCTCGCAATTAAAATTAATCAGTTTTACTTTCTGCTCTCTGGAAACGCCTGCTTCTTTTTTACCTGAGAGCATTTTTTCGCATTCTGATTTCGTTAGTTTAGATTTTGAATATCTTGTCCAGTTAGTAGGAGTGCCACCTTCCTTTTCAATAGTGGCGGTAATTTTATACATGAACATCTCCATTATTATTTCCAGTGGTTCGTTTATTCCATCTTTCGAGTGCTTCTTTTTCACTTCCACCATAACCGGTTCGGGATTCGCATGCGTTACACTTCGCTCGGTAATATCCTGAAATGGCTTTCACCGTTACTGATGGACAACCACAAAATGGACATGGTTTGACTTTTTCATACCGCATTGTCTTTTCTCTCATATGATAAAATTTTGTGATGGCGGTGAGGCTACACCGCCAAAGTCAATATTAGGATCCGATATATTCTGGTTTCATATCTGTCAGTGTCGTTTTATACGCCTCATATAATTCACCCAGATGTGGTCGAGCAGCATTCAGCGTATTTTCCAGAGCAGTAAATTTTTGTTCTGCTTCTGGATCACCTGATGAAGGCAGGTCATTTATCATCTTCTCGATACTGGCAATAGCATTGAGACGGTGATGACGCCGAACCACTTTTCCTTTAAGCTCGGCAAAGAATTCGCCGATCTGGTTTTTCTGATCCTCTATCTCTTGGCGTAATGCAGTGGTTTCCTCAGTCGTGGCCGCGCTTTCGACACGCTGCCGGAATTCATCAATCCACGCTTCGTCAATACGCTGTTCGATGGTTTCTGTTCGCTGCTCGCTTACCTCTCTATAATTCTGTACCGGCACAGGATTGATGATTTTTTCCTGTGGCTCTTCCAGTTCGTCCGGGGTATACACGCCCAGGATGACGTCAGGACAATAAAGGCGAGCCCAGTATTTCAACGCCAGATAGGCGAGCTGTTGTTTCGGGTTTGAGGTCCATAAAGGAGAATTACGCGTAATCACGCTGGAAAGAAACACCGGTTCTCCCCAGGTAATCTCACTTTCACCGCGAAGAACTGCACCAACTCGAACGGATAGACCATACTCATCTTCACTGGTCCAACATGGGATCGTTTCTTTTTTCTCATAGATTCCGCCTCCTTTGGCCGTTTTCTTAACGGTCTCCACTCGGGTGCGAGAGCATTTCTCCCAGTCTCCCTCGTACTTGTAATGGAAGCGGCCTACAATTGCACTTGAGCTAGAGATCACAGCGTTAACAAGTTGTGCTTCATAACCCAGAACTCCGTTTACCAGGTGTGTTTTCTGAGCCACAGCGTAGGGGTTCATGCCCCATTGCATGGCTTGCATGATGATTGCCATGCAGTCGGCAGGTTTTCCGCGAAGGTGATCGGGAACTGTGACGGTGGCCTGTGACATCAACCCGGCTACTTCCTGAAGTTGCGTCAACGCCTGAACGTTAAAAATAGTGTTACTGGCAGAAATGGTATTTGGTGTCTGCTCTGTCGTGATGATATTGGTATTTTGCATGGTCAGGTTCTCCATTAAGCCAGATGCAGTGCTTCAAGACGACGAAGATCAAAGTCGTTTAATTCGTCGGTATAACTTTCGGTAATCGGTGCTGGCCAGTTGTTTGTCTCTAGGGCTTCGTTTATCTGGCGTAGCGTCCGGCGATATTCCTGTCGACCAAGTTCCAGGAGTTCCTGCGAGGCTTCCACGACTGCCACCCAGTGATAGCCAACATCTTTGTTGACGAAGATCCAGAAAAATTTGTCCAGGTTTGCCACATCACAATACATTGCGGCGCTGAGGTGATAATCACGCTCAATAATTTCACGGTGCAGGCGATCTTTAAGTCGTTCCTGCCGCACATAACCGAGGCTGACTGACTTCACGTCAGCGCAAATGCTTTCGTATGGCAGCCGGATTTCGATATCAGGACGGACCCTGATTTCCAGCCCGGTTTCTTCATCAAACCCGAAATAGCTGATTTCAGATTTGCGATCCGGGTGGTTGAGTAGCCTTGCTGCATCGGTATTGTTTTGCAGTGCCGCGTGAATATTTTTTGCCTGTTCATACATATCCGCACTGATAAACGTTTTCCCGGCGTTTTCTTCTTGCTGTCGTTTTTGCCAGTCCTCCAGTGTCACCAGTTCCGGGCGAATTTTCCGTGCGATTTCGGTTAATTGCTCTTTTGTGCCACTGATGTTGTAAGGCAACGATTTAGCACGTTCTTTTTTTGCCAGTTCTGGATCTACAGTTTCAATTTGCTCCAGAAGCTGCTCCCGTGTTCCACTGGTTTTCAGCAGAGGAGGGAGGCTTGCGTTGTATTCTTTAATACAGGCTTTCATTGCTGATGCTGTGTGTTTTTCCCCCTCAGGAATACGCCGAAATTCCTCCGGAAGCGAACCGTAAAGGATGCCTGTTTCTTCGGCCCCAGCGCTTACCGACAGTGGCTGTATAAGAATGCTGTTGTAGCTTTCGATCCACTCTTTCATCTGCTCTGGTGTCATCAGTGATGGCAGACTGGCATTGTGTTTTTTAATGATGGTGATCAGTTCGTTAGAAGTAGTAACCACATATTCAGGAACCGGTACCGGAATGGCATATTCATCAGCGAATTTATCCGTTTCCAGAACATAGCTGTGAATGATCCGCCCACGCAGCAATGCATCACTTTCCTCGTTCGGAATAGTCCCGGCAATGTGCCGCCCGTGGTAATACATCAGACTGATGCGGGCATCCTTCAGCATTGTGCTGCTTATTCCGTTGGCGGAGTGATAAACCTCGTTCGGGAGGTTTTCATAGCGGCCAGGCTCGAAATATGACGGCCACATGATTTCAGTTGCTACATTAGCTGACGCTTCACCAGTTTCATCACTGCAATCGTGATGCGGATGGTTGCCAGCATTCTCCTTGTGTGGATGTTCAGCGCTTTCCATTTCCTCCGGATCATTTTCCTGAACTTCAACCTGATTCTCTTCATCGAATGTTTCCTGGTATGTTGCGTCGCCCATCACCGCACCACAATCAGGGCAGTTGCCGCCGTCGGTCTGACCGCAGGCGGCGCAGGCTTTTTCCGGCTCCTGTTGCGTTATTGGCTCGGATTGTTTCGTTTCTGGCTCGTTTTGTTGCGCATTTCGGCTGTTTTGTTCCGCTTTCTGGTCGTTCTGTTCCGTTTCTTGCTGGTTCTGATTCACTGAATCGCGGGTTTCAATCCCCTTCACCCATTTCGGATCGTTCGGGTCGCTAATTCCGTCAACAAATTCACCACGTGATGCAGCAAGTAATTTATCGGCATCGACAGGATTTTTTGATGGAATGTTTTTCCGGGCTTCATGGAGTTCTGCCCGCAGTTCCTGATATTTCGCATCAACAGAATTTACCTGTGACTGAGCATCCAGCGGCTGCGTGTCCTGATGATGTTCAGTTGCATTCGGTTCCACTGTTTCAGCCGTTGCCTGTTCATCTGCCATTGCGCCAGATGGTTGTGGTTTTTCTTCATCGTCCTGTTTTCCTTCTTCTGTCACACGCTGCGGCATCGGGGCAGAGGAGCGACCGCAGGCAATATCCACAATTTCCGGATCAGGGTTGGCATGATCAGTTTCAGTCAGTACTTTGTTCAGATATTCAGTGACGTGCGCGGGGATGACCTCGATCCCAATTGGTGCTTCTTTCACGGACGCAACCACGGTGGCGCGGGAATAATCCAGCCCGCCAGGCATGGTGATGAATTTGTCGCGGAAAACAGAAAAGGGCGGTTTATTTTCAGCGATAATTTCCTCAATGCGTTTAGCGTGTGCCGGATGAAGGTTATAGATGTCCACGTCCATTGAACGGGCCAGTACGCCAGTGGCTACATCGCGTGCCAGTGACGTCAGATCGTGGACGAAACCTTCGCCGCGATCGGTGAGGTTCCCGCCGCCAGCATTAGCACCGGAAGCCGTGCGAGTGATGCGTGAAACACGATTCCCTTTCCTCCATTCTTTTGTCAGAAGACCACGATCAATGTGTTCGGTATCCAGCCAGGCTGAAATGAAATTCTTAAATTCATAGGGCTGATGTTTTTTCGTGATAGAGAAAACTGCCTTAATTGCATCAGTCAGGCGGAGCAGGGCGGCATTATCCAGAGTTGTCGGTTCTGCCATGCCGCGTATGGCCAACAGCAGATTCTGGACATAGCTGTTTTCCTGGTCCATCTCAAGAGCAGTAATGTGTTCGCGTTGTTCACGGGTGGCATGATGCAGGTATTTCCGATCCCCGGCCGCATACGTAAAAATGTGCAGAAGACGCTGTGTGAACCGCAAAGTGGCTACAGAAACTTCGCAATCCTGGCAATCCCCGTGGGCGTCTGCCTGCGCGTTTTCTTCCTGGCCTCCCGCCAGTTCTTTGGTTTCCTGGGTATTCTCCTGATGGTGAACGTCGTCTGGTGCTGCACCCGGTTTTAGTTCCCAGGTGATGGAGTCCTTGCCGAGTTGATAGCGTTCACACCACGTAAAATCGATCTCACCTTCAGGGGGAAGGTCATTAACGACAGGAAAATTAGTTGCAACAGTTTTAAAATAGTTGCTCAGTTTTTTACCTGACTTAACGATCAGGTAGTCCAGAGTGGCACTGGTCGATTCAAAATCGTCGCTTGCCCACAGGACGACGTCAGGTTCACCGGATGATTTTTTCGCTTTCCGTAAAAGGAAGAGTGGTTTTGTGCTCATTGTTTTTTAACCTCAACTCAGATTAAAATTACTGCGAGTGATGAATAAATGTCCCAGGTTCTTCACTCAGGCCTGCACACTGTGCAGGCTTTCTTTTTTTCAGATTTCACCGTTTAATTTCATTGCGATCAGAGTTGCCAGAAATCCAGCTTTTTTTTCTGCGGGCAGATTCTTTCCGATGTAAACCAGGCACATTTTTGTGACACCTTCATCAAGTGTTTTAACGTTGCCTGATGGACCGTCGATATCAACCACAGTGAAAGGGGTTTCTTTATTTTCTGTTTTAATCACGTAGCCAATGCGCTTTCCTTCCAGATTCACCTCGTGAACAATGTCATCGGTAGTTACAACAGTGGCTTCATAATTGGTAATCATGTTTTTCTCCTTAATTAAGGTTGAGCGAATCTCTACCATTTCTGGCATAAATTCAGTTTCGAATAGTCAATTAATTAAAGTTCGTGTGCCATCTGGTCTTTTTCGGCACAGATTTCACTACAATATTTTTTCATTTCCGTCGTTGGTATAACTCCACGCATGAAATGAAGTGGTCTTGTAATGATTTTGCTTTCTTCAATTTCTTTATTGCAAAGGTGATAAGCACATTTTATTTTCTTAGTCATTACCATGACTCCGCCTTTACAGGTAAACCATCACGACCGAGGAAGACTTTAATCATGCAGTCAGAAATGCATGTTTTTGTAGTCAGGCTACGAATATAAAGTTTTCGCTTTTTAATATTGTTTGCCGAGGCGATATATGTCCGACCTTCATGAAGAACATAATCGCCAGGGGTCACACACTGACGTGGTATTTCATCAGTTCCGAAGTGATGAGCAATCATAATTATCTCCATTTTTACAAATGAATTTTGTCGATGCGGTGCCTGGTGCCTCCAGGTGACGTTAACCAGTTAACAATTAACGCCGGATAATCCACCCATAACACTGATGCTTTTAACTGCGCCGCGTGCGCTTAGCCGCATTCACCGCATCACAAAATTCACTTTAAAAAGGGGCGGCAGGGCAGCTACGGAGTAGAACTGGTGCCGCCAAAAACTAGACACAGCAATGTCGTTATTTACAACCGGAGGCGCACTCCCACCATTTAAATTTAACAGACAAGACCGACTCTTTATGGATACCGGAAATGCGCCTTCGTATTGTGCCCGGTTTTATTTCACCACCTCCGGGCTTTGGTGGCCTCGGCTATACCCCTACAGCAAGAATATTGAATTAATCCAATAAATGGTTTAGCTGGTATTTTTGGCAAGCCAGCGACGTGCGCCAGCTTCGGTTTTAAACGATTTGCTTTTGGTATACGTCATGGCGGTGAATGTGCCGTCCTGATTGGGAAACACGCCACATACCAGAGATTCGTTGTTGCCAAGATCGATAGTATCCATGTTGACCTCATTTCCCCTTAACGCCGGGTGGCGGAACGTTTTATCTACTGCGCTTTGTATCAATCAACAACTGCCGTCATGTTCGTATGCCTCAGGCTGGCTACTTAGCCCTGTTCAGTGGCTGGATAACTCGAGGTATTGTCCTGCCGTTCTCTGGTGGGGCGTTGTTTGGATATGTTTATTAAACACAATTCGTTTTCTCATGTCAACACGAAGTGTGTTTTATAGTGGGTGTCATATGATGATGGTACAAAAAAGCCCGCTGATAGCGGGCTGATTGGCATATTACTGTGATAGCAAGATCATTACTCCGGTGGGGGATTATCTTTAAGCCTGCCTCTCAAATATTTTTCTACATACTCATCGATTTCTTTTAGCCGGACTTCAAATAGCTCAATCATTCGTTGTTGTTCTGAGCCCGGTAGCTGGTTAAACAACTCAAGAAGTTTTCGTTGGGATTCATTTAACCACAATTCAGAAGATTCCTGTTCTCCAAAGAGGAGCTCAGGAGGAGATATGCCAAGTGCCTTTCCCAATACGACAGCGTCATGCACTCCAACATTTCTGCTGCCCGCCTCATAGTTACCTATACGCGATTGCGTCCATCCGCAGATTTCAGCAAGTTTTCCTTGAGATAAACCAAGCTTCTGCCTGCGCTCTTTAAGACGCATTGCAATTTTGTCATTGAGCCTACTAGCGGCAATTTTTTCGTTTTCTTTTTCCATTGCATCCTTGTATCACGAATCGTGATTTACATAAAACACAAAACAGCTTGACCATATAACACAAGATGTGTTTAAAATTGTCATCGGAGGTTTTCAATGAACAAAATTTCAACATATCGAAAACAGCTTGGGCTGTCTCAAAGACAACTTGCTGTTCAGTTACCACATCACGCAAAGTGGCTTCAACGCTGGCAATGGCAATCAGCAAAGGTCGTCTGATTCGCGTAAATCAGGGCGGTAAATTTCGTTACTGCATACCGGGCGATAATTTACCAGCAGAGCCGAAAGCAGCATCGGTAGCGGAAACTGATGGTAAGGCCTTTCCTCAGCCCGCAGGTGTTGCATTACCAGTACAGGAGGCTGCAACACAGGAAGATATTAAAACAGAAACGGTGGTGGACATTGTGCAATCGCTGCCATCGTTTACTGAAACGCGAGCGGATGACCTGGTTTTACCATCGCTGCATATGGCAAACCGCGAACTGCGTCGGGCGAAAAATCATGTCCAGAAGTGGGAGCGAGTCTGCGCCGCGCTGCGGGAGCTGAACAAGCACCGGGATATTGTTCGACAGATTGTCGATTCCTCCAGTCGTATTGTGTCGGAAAAGTGATTGCCGGAGGCACCTATGGCAAAAGTATTTACACCAGAAGAGCGGGAAAAAATTAAAGGGCAGGTTGTTGAACTTGTACGTCTGAGCGGTCGCGAGACGTTACGGGCTCTGGAGGCTAAAACCGGTGCATCAAGGTATTACATAAGCACTCTCGCCAGAGAACTGGTCGCCAGTGGTGATGTTTACAATTCAGGCTACGGATTATTCCCGTCTGAGCAGGCGCGTAAAGACTGGCAAAACGCCCGCAAAAAACTCTCAAGGGCAAATCTGAAGAAACCATCTGTGGTTGATCCGGATCTTATCTGGTCATTACCAGACGGAGAAATACGCCGCTACAACAGGCGTCTGAACATAATTTGCCGTGAGTGCCGGAAGAGTGAGGTTATGCAGCGAGTGCTGGCGTTTTATCAGGGGAAATTTCAGGAGGTGATGCTGTGAGCGAATCAAAATGTCAGGTTAATGGCAATCAGATAGAACCGTGTACGGCACTGGCAAAATCCCTTGAGCATGATGCTGAATACACGACGCGAAAAGGTCTGCTGATATACAAAATCTGGAATGAGAATTTAACTCGCGACCCTGATTTGGTGATGTTGCGTTCCGGTGAATTTTCTAAATTACCAGTGCGGGTTTCATTTTGTCCGTTCTGTGGTGAAAGTCTGAAAACGTGGGAGAACAGAAATGAATGAAATTAGAGAAATACCAGTAGTACGTGATGAATATGGCTGCTGGACGCATCCTGAATATGAAAAATTCTGTGATGGTAGAGAACTTATTTCAACGAAAGAGTTTAACGCCTGGATGGAGGAAAATAATCTTCAATACGTCCTCTGCTTCAGAGATGAAGGATGTGCTGACCTTGATGCGTGTGATGCTGATATTTCTGCATGGGAACCGGAACGACCAGAGGGCAATGGATGGTTTATTGGTTCAATACATGACACCGAAGATGGCCCGGTTTGTGTATGGCTGAGAAATAAGGCCGAAGCATAAAGGCTATAAACCGACTAACAACTAAATACTGAAGATTTAAATCAGAAACGATTTTTATTAAATCCTTAACCGGAGGGATTCTGCACCCTCAGAACATCAGGAGGCCGTCTGAAAGGGCGGAACAGATAATGCTTACGTTGAAACATTTTATCGACATACCAACATGGTTAGCCGTCATTGCTTTTGTTAAAATACACATCCACTTTTCTGTGCAATGTTTAACCACTGGTCATATCAAATGGCATTCATGCGAACCATGATATAGAATCATGGCTTGAGAGAGTCGATGAAAGCGCAACTATGGTATGAGAGACATTGATGTAAGAAAGGCTGTGCATGCCAAGATTCTGAGAGATCATCATAAAGATCCTGACACCCTAATCATTGATGAGTTTACGATGAATCTAGGGGCTAGCAGAGCTGATATAGCAGTGATCAATGGGCTTATACATGGTTATGAGTTGAAGAGCAAGAGTGATAACTTGCTCAGATTACCAGCGCAGGTGCAACATTACTCATCAGTGATGGATAAAGTAACGTTGGTTGTCTCTGATTGCCATCTTTATGATGCTTTAAGCATAGTTCCATCATGGTGGGGGATAAAGCAAGTTACGCAAGGTGCACGGCAAGGTATCCATTTAAAAACAATTCGAACTAGCAAGTTGAATCCACAAGTGGACAAACTTTCCTTAACAATGCTTCTTTGGAAAGATGAATTGCTTTCCCTATTAAGTGATGTAGGGGAGCTACAGAATTTGAAAAATAAACCTAAACGCGTCTTATGGTCAAAACTCGCCAATAGTATGGATGTTGGCGAGCTTCGTGAAGCTGTTCGAGTTAAACTTAAAGCCCGTAAAGAGTGGCGAGTTGCTCAATAACCTTAGTTATGTGATGGTTTTGCCCAATCCTACGCCATACCTCTGGGCTACCAAATTTATAGTTACCAGAGGGATTGGCTTTGTAGGCTTGATACTCGTTTGCATAATATTCTATGTCTCTATCTCCCGCACAGAATGTAGGCCCTGAATATTCTCGATGAGCAAGAATATCCTCACTATGTTTACCATATTGTTCATAACCAAAGCGATTAGCTACTCTTCCTCGAAATACCCAAAAGTCATTATCTCCAGAGTATCTGACGCTGGCAGATACGCTAGGGAATCGCGTCGAAAGCCTATTAAAGTCGGGGTGCTGTACTCCATAATCACTATAAATCACATTTCTGGCAAGTTCTTTTCTATTCATTAAACTCTGCCATAAAATCCACTCGATTCGAGGTTGAGAATATAGACCAACAGAAATATCACTGAGATCTGTAGGAAATGAACCCCCAGAAAGAATCACTTTTCTGTATTCATTGAGGTGCGCCAGATTGTTTATCAATCCCATTGCCAAAGTATATAGTTCGCCGGAATTAAGTTTATCCTCGGTTAACTCATCTCTTAAGTCAATAATTATATCAATATTTGATAAAGGAATTCCCAGATGATTAATGTAATGCGTTATTAATTGTGGGTTAACCAGATCTAACGTGGTTAATCTCAAGCATATTTCATTCTGCATTAATTCATCAATCGCTCTTTTATAGTTAGATGGGCGAGTTGGTGAACTGACAGGAATAACTCTTATCCCCATATCTCTAACTTGATTAACCGCATTTATTATAGGGTAATGATCTTCAGGAGAAATAAAATGCTCTTCAATTAATAATCCATCAATATAAACACCTTGCATATCTGAGCAAGATTTTGAGACTTTCTTTCCGAACTCTATAAGAGTCTCGTTATAACTCTTTAAGGCAATACCTGAATCAGGGTCAATTGGCACTGGTTCAATTTCGAGTAATGGCAAAATTTTTGATTTCTTTTCAATGGATAGCTGCGATAAAGCTGATAACTCAGAACGTTTCGCTTTCAGAATAGGAATATATGAAATTGTCATGTTAATACCTTATACAGAATCAATTAACAATTAATGGTTCTTCGGACATTGAAATTTATATCGCAAAAATTGGCAAACTCTCCTCGACTACTCACTTGTGGGTATCCTGGCGTAAAAGGAATGACTTGGCAATACCCGGTGTGATCATAAGTCATTGAAAATGATCATTTTTATCAGTCTTTCTTCCATGATGAATGCTAATGCCATTTGATTTGTTGAGGTGAAAACTGTTAAAAATCAAAACGATGTAATTGAAATGAACGTTCGGTAGCATTCACGCTTTAAATGTTTCTTTTGTGCTGATTGGATGAATTTTGGTCACTTATGATGAGAGATGTTGCAGGAAAAGAAGTTGGCATTGATCTATTGGATAGTTAGAATTGCTGCGGGTGCTTGAGGCTATCTGCCTCAGGCATGAACACCAAAAGGCAGATAGAGAAAAGCCCCAGTTAACATTACGCGTCCTGCAAGACGTTTAACATTAATCTGAGGCCATATCTATGCGACACATAGAGATTAGCCTCTTACGGACCGAAAGGTCAAGGAGAAGCAGGCTATGAAGCAGCAAAAGGCGATGCTAATCGCCCTGATCGTCATCTGTTTAACCGTCATAGTGACGGCACTGGTAACGAGGAAAGACCTCTGCGAGGTACGAATCCGAACCGGCCAGACGGAGGTCGCTGTCTTCACAGCTTACGAACCTGAGGAGTAAGAGACCAGGCGAGGGAGAAATCCCTCGCCACCTCTCATGTGTCAGGCATCCTCAACGCACCCGCACTAAACCCGCTTCGGCGGGTTTTTTGTTGCGTGCTGAATGCGCAGGGTGAAAAATAACCATATATTTGATTATATACACAACAAAAAATAAAAGTCATTGTACCTGCACATTAAATAATCAAATATACAGCGTGAAATAAATGTTTTTCAGATTAATATTTTTGTCTCTATGTGGATATAACCGTTTGTACTTATAAACTCGGAGGCATCGTGGAAAAAATAAAGAAACTATTTAGTTGCAAATACGCAGTCATACGTCGTGATGACCTGTCAGTTATAGTCGAAATGGATTACTTCCCTGACCCCCCAAAATCAATGATGTATCGTAATGGTCGAAAGGCAATTTTTTTACCGATGAGGGTAAGTGACATTATGGGAAATGATAAACTGCTGGATGAATTGCGAGTCAGAGCATCCTGTTAGTATTGGCATTAATTCTGGTATACTACATAACGGGCTGAACACCCATTCTACTGCGCCAGCGGAGAACTACGATGGCGCATATACAACTGGTCAAACAAACCTCTTCCGGATTACTTCTCCCGGCGACGCCGGAGAGTTGCGATTTTTTGCATCAAATCAAAATAGGTGAGTGGATACACGCAGACTTTAAGCGTGTGCGTAACTACGCATTCCACAAGCGTTTTTTCAAACTCCTGCAACTGGGATTCGATTACTGGACTCCGGTCGGTGGGGCGATCACGCCTCGCGAACGAAAACTGGTATCAGGCTTCGTTGATTACCTGTGCGAATCAGTAGGTCGGGAACACACTCCAGCCCTGAGTGATGCCGCAGAGCAATACCTTAATACAGTTGCGACATGCAGAACCCGGGATACGGCATTGCTAAAGTCGTTTGACGCTTTCCGCGAGTGGGTAACCATTCAGGCCGGATTTTACACCGAGCATATTTATCCTGATGGTAGTCGTGGGCGCAGGGCAAAATCTATCGCATTTGCGAACATGGACGAAACCGAGTTTCAGCAGGTTTATAAATCTGTACTGAATGTGCTGTGGAACTGGATCCTGTTCCGTAAATTTTCCTCTCCGGAGGAAGTCGAAAATGTGGCCGCGCAGTTACTGGAGTTTGCGTAATGGTGGATTTACGTAAAGCGGCGCGGGGGCAGATGTGCACCGTCAGAATTCCTGGCTACTGCAATCACAATCCCGAAACTTCTGTGCTGGCGCATTACAGGCTGGCGGGGACGTGCGGAACAGCGATAAAGCCACACGATATGCAGGCAGCGATTGCCTGTAGCTCGTGCCACGATTTAATCGACGGGCGGGTAAAAACCAGCGATTACACCAAAGAAGAATTACGCCTGATGCATGCAGAAGGTGTTTTTCGCACACAAGAAATCTGGAGAAAGGAGGGATATTTATGATTTACCCAACGAATACAGGAAAAAGCGGAGAACACCTTCGTCTCACCACGCTGGAAAGTGTCTGGATTCAGGGAAAACTGCGCATGTGGGGGCGCTGGTCGTATATTGGCGGCGGTAAGACGGGGAATATGTTCAACCAGTTGTTGGCCTCTAAAAAGCTGACAAAAACGGCAATTAACGAGGCGCTCCGGAGGATGAAAAAAGCAGGTCTGAACAAGTCTGAACTTGAGGCTTTTTTGCGGGATATGATTAACGGTAAGCAAAAGAGCTGGCTGGCGCATTGTACTGATGCAGAGGCGTTATGTATTGATCGGGTGATTAGTGAAGTGCTGGCAGAACACCCAGGATTGATTTTTATCCTCCGGCAACGATATGAAGGAAGGGGGATGACTAAGCGAAAAATGGCTGAATTGCTAAATGATGCACACCCTGAGTGGTGTTTTAGCACATGCGAAAAGCGAATTGCTAATTGGTTGGCTGTTGCTGAGTATGCGCTGTACGTTCCCATGCGAGAATCATTCGCTCAAAAAATAGCTTGATTTTTTACGCATAAACTGCTTCAATTCCGGTATGCTTCGCAAAGCTGTATCGCGAGGCGAATAGCAGTTTTGAACATCTAAAGACCCCGTTTAATGCGGGTTTTTTTATGCCCAAAAACGAAGTAGTGCGTTAAAATGTGATGGTCGGGAGTATACAGACTTTTATATAGCACTGCGTAAAAATCAATTTATCCGGGGTAAATGTCAATTTGCTTATTAAAAAAAACAAAAAGATAAATTTATAGCAATTGTGTTTCTTTGGGTTGAAAGTTTTAATGTCGTCAGTATTATCTGAAGCGGTTCTGAGGAGGGGGTTTCCATTGCTCGGCCACGATACTTCCGAGGAACCAATTAACGCCGACTTAGCTCAGTAGGTAGAGCAACTGACTTGTAATCAGTAGGTCACCAGTTCGATTCCGGTAGTCGGCACCATATGCGGGTATCGTATAATGGCTATTACCTCAGCCTTCCAAGCTGATGATGCGGGTTCAATTCCCGCTACCCGCTCCAGCAGAGGACGATGCTAGGCTGTTTCAGGCACTGACACATTATATGTGTGGGATGTTTTACCCTAACTCCTTACCACATCCTGTTCTGTAATGAATATTATTTATTACGGTACCAGTGTTGTTTTTTTACAATAGTGGAATGGTGCATTACTGGTGGAGATTTGTATTTCCTGGCAGGGCTGGTAATGTATCATTCCGGTGTTGTAAATAACACCCCAGAGACGTTCCTCAGTGCGAGGGTGGTTGAAAGAGTCGGTTTTGCGGGAAACCACAGCATCCATGCAGGACTGGATGTTTCGGGAGGCACCCGACGTCTCTGGTCATAATAAAATCATAGTGTTCTCTTCATGCCATTTTATGCCATAGACCGCCACGCCAGGCGGTTTTTTTTATTCAGAATTCAGTATTTATGCGGCTCGCTACGGCGGGCCTTTTTCATATCCGCGCCACGCCCGGCGCATATCAAAAACCACAGAGCCTTTCAGGGGTGAGCTTACGGGATGGTCAGTGTGACTTTCTCTGTGGGCTGGTCACCCCCGGGCGCAGGCCCACCCACTAAGAGGAAACGTCACTATGTTTGGTATTTTCAAAAAGAAAACCCGCAAGGCCATTACTGAAGTGAAGAAAATGGAGAACCGCGACGCGGTGGAGGCGACCGTCTGGGGTGCATATTCCATTGCATACGCTGACGGCACCTGTGACGCGAAAGAAATCGCGGTACTGGAAAAAAACCATTGCAGCACTTCCTGTCTTTGCGCCGTTCTCCGGTGAGATTGCACAAATGAGTGCAAATATCCGCGCCCGTTATGAAGCGTCGCCGCGTTCTGCCAATGCCGAAGCTCTTCGTCAGCTGGCTGATGTTGCCGGTACTGATGATGCAGTTAATGTGCTGTGCCTGTGTCTGGATATCGCTGACCAGGACGGTATCGGTCAGGAAGAAGAAGCGCAACTGAAGAAAATTGCGCAGGCGCTGCAGTTGCCGCTGGAGCAGTACCTGTGAAAAGTGCGCGCCTTGTGCTGGCTGTCATCCTGTTGTTTCTGGTAGTGGTGGTTGATTTCACCGGACGACTGATGTCGGTGCTGGCAGATGGTGTGCTGGTGGCGATGGCGCTGGTCGTGCTCCGGCCTTTACTGCGTAAATCTGAATAACATCACACAAAAGGCATCTGCGGATGCCTTTGACGGGGTGTTTTTTACGGGTCGCTGGTGGCCCTTTTTTATTTTCAGGAGGAAGTATGTCTGAACCCTTATCCGGTTCCGGCACGGCTGCGGCGCTGGGTGGCGCGACGGTATTCGGGCTGTTTACCGGGATGGATTTCGGGATTGTGTTTGGCGCGTTCGCCGGGGCGTTATTTGTGGCAACGATGCCGCAGTCACTTTCAGTCTGGCGCGTGGTGGCACATTTTCTGGTGTCGTTTATTGTCGGCGTGCTGGGAGCGCGTGTGCTGTCAGCCTGGATTGCATCAAAAACAGGGTATGACGGTACATCAGCAGATGCGCTTTGCGCGGTGCTGGTCTCGGTTGTGTCGGTGAAGATTCTCTCGTTCATCCACCAGCAGGATATTGCATCGCTGGTGTCCGGTGTGTTCTCCCGCCTGCGGGGTGGAGGAGGCGGCAATGTTAAGTAACCTTCCCGGATTGCTGAATGTGGTGTTATGCACAGTTATCGTGCTGACGCTCTTTTTTTATCGTCGCCGTGATTCCAGACATAAACCGCTGGTGTCATGGCTGGCCTGGCTGCTGATGCTGCTGTATGCCTTTGCGCCCCTCAGTTATCTGTGTGGTCGCCCGTTAGCAACGGGCTGGCTGGAAGTGTTTTTTAACCTGCTGTTCTGCGTGCTGGTGATACGCGCACGCGGGAACGTCACAAAAATCTTTCCATTGTTGAGGTGAATATGTCGGGTAAATTCAGATTTAGTCGTCGCAGCGAAAAGAATCTGGAGGGCGTTAAACCACAGCTGGTTGCTGTCGTTCGCCGTGCGCTGGAGCTGACGGAGGTTGATTTCGGTATTACGGAAGGGCTGCGCACGAAAGAACGCCAGAAACAGCTGGTCGCGGAAGGGAAAAGCCAGACCATGAACAGCCGCCAGCTTTATAGCGTGGATAGATAACAATGCCGAGTCTTGAGGAATTATTCCTGCGCAGCAGTGCATCGTGCAGCAGATTTACCCGGACTACTATGTGAACATGGTTCAGCAACAGTTTGCCGGCTATTTTGCATCATTGGCAATTTCAAAGGTAGATGGAGCAGATAACCCCACCTATAACATCGATGTTGTGTTTTTTAATGGGACCAGTTACCGGACGCAGGTGCCGGTATGAATCACAGTTTTATGATAAAACTTTTACCTTGGTTTGGAGTGCTGTAGAGAGATATTTTAGGGGAGGCGAGTAATTTTCTAAGCTGGAGCATATTGACATATATTATTTCGGATTTGCAAAATACAGATTGTAACCATGGAGGAGACAAGCATGGAAAATTTTGCAAATAAGTTAAAAATACACACAGAGCATGTTGCAAAAATGGGGGTGTTTTGTACAACTGAAGAAACGACAAAACAAGCACTCATTATGCCATTACTAGATATTCTTGGTTTTACTCCGTATGATCCAAGAAAAGTCAAAGCTGAGTATAGTGCTGACTTCCCCGGGGTTAAGGCTAATGAACGGGTTGATTACGCTTTATTTTGTCATGATGTTCCTGTGATGTTCATTGAGGCGAAATCGTTTTCAGAACAAATTGATAATCACTGCCCACAGCTATCAAGATATTTTAATTCAACACCGGAAGTTACTATATCAGCCATTACAAATGGTGTTGAATGGCGTTTTTTTACGGATTTGAAACAAAAAAACATAATGGATTCAACGCCGTTTTTAAAATTAAGAATGGATTCTCTAACTCACTCCGATATTACACAATTATTTCGTTTTCGTTATGATAAATTCAAACCAGAGGCTTTACGGACACTGGCTGAAGAAAGTGTTTATTTGAATTCATTTACTAAAACAATCAGTTCTAGTCTTCGTGAAGTTGATCTGGAGTTTGTTCGATATGTTGCTAGTCGTTCAAATATTGAGAGGCAACTTAATCAGAGATTTCTTGAGTTCGTGACTCCATTAGTTAAACAGGCCGTTGAGCGCGCTGTTAGCGCAATGGTGGTTTCCGGGCTATCTACACAACCGGTAGAGCAAACTAAAGAAAATGATGCAACGGATACACAAGTTAATAACGCCATTGTTGATGAAGAAAACCCCAACATAATAACCACAGCCAAAGAATTGGAGCTATTTGAAAGGGTAAAACAAATCATACAAACAGAAGATAATATAGAATATAAAGATACTGAGTCATATTTCGGTGTACTATTGAATGGTAAAACTAATAGATGGCTGTTAAGATTTTATGATAAAAAATCTTCATTTATAACTTTACCTATTTCGCTTAGTGAAGTTCAGTTGAATGAAATAAGACGAGCTCGACTTGATACGGATGGTAAAAGGATACATATAACTAATCCGGAAGATATACTTCGCATATCTGGTTTGATTCTGGATTCATACGAGTATGTTAAAAATGATGATAATTTCCGCCGAGGGTCCAGAGTGAGCAGTTTAGAAGAGGTTGAATAAGTAAAAAACCCGCGAAAGCGGGTTTTTTAATGGAGTAAATATGTCAGAAATACCAATTACTATGACCAGTGCGGGTGCGCAGCCTACGCCACCCAATGATTTGCTCGCGAATCTTATCACTAGAGTTGCTGAAAAAGTACCTGGATATACAGCCAACCTTCCGGCGGGGCTTATTACAGACCTTGCCAGCACGGCTGTCGGGGCGCTGGCATTAATAGACCAGGCGCGGGTGGACCTTATTAACTCCGTAAGCCCATACGGCGCGAATATTCCGTTACTGATGCAACTCGGAAACATATATGGAGCACAGAAGGGATTAAGTACAAATACGGCGGTATACGTGGTGTTTGAGGCGTTGCCGGGGTTTGGTATCCCTAAAGGATTTGTTGTCGGTGACGGCAACTACCAGTATGCGGTTTCCCGCGATACCGTGGTACCGGAAAACGGGCAGACTGAGCCAGTCTACTGTGTGGCCACAACGTCAGGCTCATGGGCTGTACCGGAAGGGACCGTGACGCAGGTCATTACCTCAGTACCCAAAGACCAGCCTGTAAAATGCACCAACTTTACCGCAGGAATGCCCGGTCAGGAGGCGCAAACGTGGGCATCTTACCGCGCCGAAGTCATGGAGTCCGGCATGTTTGGTGTGCAGGGAACACCGGATTGCTTTAAAGCTATGCTCAAATCAGTAAGCGGTGTGCGAGAAAACCTGATTTCTTTCCGGCAGTCGTCGCTGGGGAAATGGGTTGCGGTTGTTGGTGGCGGTGATCCGTATGATGTGGCTTATGCGATTTACAAATCTGTACCGGATATTTCGAAACTGACCAACGATGTAAGCAATCCATCCGGTGCGGCAGTGGAAAAACGCACGGTTTCAATAACCGTTTCGCCGGACGTTTATCAGGTGCCTTTCGTTATCCCGTCATCACAAAACGTCATGGTGCTAATCACCTGGAACACGGTGTCTGATGATTATGTTGATCCGGCGGGTATTGCTATGGCTGTGCAGCAAAACGTTGCTGATTACATCAATTCAATTGAAGTCGGACACCCGATAAATCTTCTGCGTATCCAGGATATTTTTACCAGTTCTGTCAGGTTGCTGGTTGATGCGACGTTGATCTCAACAATCAGTGTGAGCATTGGTATTAACGGTCATATTGTTCTTCCGGCGAAAGACACAAGCCTGGTTTATGGCGATACCTATTCCTATTTTTCAACGGTGGCATCACAGGTTCAGGTCAACAAGTATGCAATATCTGACTGAGAAAATTCTCCCTGCTTATCCATTTGCGCAGTACAGAGATGATCCGAATGTTGTTGCGTTCTTTGATGCATACAATGAAATTGCTCAGGAATACCTCGATTCACTCAACAATCTGGCATTGCCATGCTGGACATCGGAATCAATAACCGGGCAATTACTGGACTGGATTGCACTCGGGATTTATGGCGTTGAAAGGCCTTTACTACAGGTTTCCGAGGAGGCTATTGCACGCGGCGCATACGATACCATTGAATACAATACGATCCCGTATGCAGCAATGCGGAATTATGTTCCGGGGCAGGCATCGTATGTACCTGATGATTATTTCAAACGAATATTAACGTGGAATTTTTATAAGGCTGACGGTTCGCATTTCTGCATTGACTGGTTAAAGCGCCGTGTGGCGCGGTTCATTCATGGAAAAAACGGAATAGCCCCGCCGTTGCAGCACACTTTTGATGTGAGCGTGACTGTATCGGACAGTGTTTTTTCTATTCAGATACCAGAATATGGTGATGGTATAGGCTATTTTCTGAAAGATGCCATTGACCAGAAATATGTAAAACTCCCTTTTATTTATTCCTATGCAACAACGGTGATTCAAAAATGATTCTTGGATTCGGCAATAACGTTGTTTCAGCACTGGCTGGTGATATTACGACGATTCAGACTGATATTCCGGTGATGCCGGGCACGGGAGCTAAATTTGCAAAATTGCTTTCTGCCGATTTTGAAAATAAATCGAACGGGCAACGCGTCTATGCAAAAATTACGCTTACCGATAATAAAGAGTCAGCGTTTGAGATTTGTCACCTGGTATCGGTAAGCGGTGATGTGCTGAAAGTCATTCGTGGGCAGGAAGGAACAACCGCGAAAGGTTGGTCCCTTAATGACGTTGTGGCTAACTTTGCCACACGTGGATCGGAAAACTATTTCGTACAGATAGCGCAGCTTCAGAGCGGTCATTATATTGCAGGTGTCGCTGGCGGCACTGCAAATGCACTGACGCTGGAGCTTCCCGCGACGTTTTTTGTTAATGGAGGTACAGATTGGACGCTACGAACTCCTATTATCGTTTTCCCCGTTCAGAACAATACCAACGCCGCAACGCTTCAATTGACACTGGGCGGAAAGGTTCTTGGTACGTTTCCACTTTATAAGGGGAACAAGTCCGGGCTGGTAGCGAACGATATCATTAAAGGTATTCCCTTAATTTGCCTTCTTGATAGCGAGAAAAGCTATTTCAGCGTGATAAACCCCGGCAATATCTATTCAGATTTTGATCTGCGATATGTAAAAAAATCTGGTGATTTGATGACCGGGGAGCTGAAAATCCGTGGTGTTAATGCACTGAGGATTTTCAACGACGCTTTTGGTCTGATTTTTCGTCGTTCGGAAGAGTGCCTGCACCTTATTCCTACCAGTGAAGGTCAGGGCGAGAATGGCGATATTGGTCCACTTCGACCGTTCACTATTAATCTGCGGACGGGTGAAATATCCATGTCGCATAAAGTGTCTGTTGGCGGTGGTTCTCAGGTCAATGGTGCGCTGGGTATCGGCGTTCAGAACGCGCTGGGCGGAAACTCAATTGCTTTCGGGGATAACGATACAGATATAAAACAAAACGGCGACGGCATTCTGGATGTTTATGCGAATGGACAGCATGTATTTCGTTTCCAGAATGGTGTGGCGATAGCGTTAAAAAATATTCAGGCCGGAAATGCTAAAAAATTCACGTTATCCAGCGCCAACAACTCAACGAAAAACGCAACGTTTAATTTATGGGGCAATTCGTCCCGTCCTGTAGTTGCAGAGCTTGGTGATGATTCCGGCTGGCATTTTTACAGCCAGAGAAATACGGATAACAGTATAACGTTCGCTGTAAACGGACAGATGGTCCCGTCAAATTATGGAAATTTCGATGCCCGTTACCAGACCAAATCAGGGGGCGTGCAGAATTTTCAGTACACCAGTGAGGTGTTTTACAACCCTGGTGGGAATGAGCGCAGCTGGACGTTTCGGGCACCTTCTGGTTGTGTTTTGTCAGGCATTAATGTTCAGGACACTGGCAGTAACTCTGCAGATAATATCGGTGGCGTGTATTACAAACAGGCTCAGATTTATATCAATGGTGCATGGCGATCCGTATCAGGTTAATTAAGGAGAAATAATGGAACTCGTAAACGTTACGCGTTACTACCCTGAAGATATGCCTTATGGTGAAGGCATTCAGTATTTCCGTAGTGAAGACGGGCAGGATTTTTATGAATCACTGGATAAGTTCACGAAGAAATACAAGCTGTGCACACATCCTGAAACCGGCGTTATTTATTCCATGGCGGAAGATGTATCCCGCCTTTATCCCGTTGGTTTTACCATTGTGGAAGTGGATGAACTACCGGAAGGATTTTGTATTGAAGCCCGCTGGTATTATAAAGACGGTGAAGTACTGCCGGTCCCTGTTGACTACCGGCAGCAGGCCGAGTCGGAGCGTGCACGTCTTACTGCGATTGCCGAACGGGAAATATCCGATAAGAAGACGGATTTACTTCTGGGAATCATCAGTGATGAAGAAAAAGAAAAGTTGACAGCCTGGCGCATTTACGCGAAATCGCTGCAGGCGATGGATTTCAGCACCATCGCTGATAAAACCTCATATAACGCCATTGAATGGCCCGTCTCTCCGGAAGCCTCTTCCTGATTTAATTTATCGCGAGAAAAACTATGTCTGTAGTGATATCAGGTGCGCTGATAGATGGCGCAGGCATCCCCATGTCCGGATGCCACATAATTCTGAAATCCCGGGTAAACACCTCAGAGGTGGTGATGCGCACAGTTGCCGACGTGGTGACAGGAAACTGTGGCGAGTACTGTTTTAAGGCGCAGACCGGAAAATATTGCGTATATCTGAAACAGGACTGGCGCGACGAGTACTATGTTGGCGACATTGCTGTATACGACGACTCAAAGCCCGGCACGCTGAACGACTTTCTGACTGCCCTTGATGAAGGCGATTTAAAGCCGGATGTAGTGAAACGATTTGAGGAAATGGTGGTGCAGGCACAGCAGAGTGCTGAAATCGCAGCATCATGTGCAGAACAGGCAGGGCAAATATTAAATAACATCCAGGAGGTTGCAGGGCAGCTTTCCACAGTACGCTTCGAAAATTTTAACGATATTAGCAGGCGGTGTACGACAGCCATGCTGAAGCTGGAACAACCCGAGGTTGTTAATACATCAATATCTTTAAAAATAAAAGAAAATATCGATTTTAATTATGTCGGTGCAGTTAACGGATATTGCGATATTCCTGAACCTGAAAAGTATAAAGTCGAAATGTATGCTTATACAACTGGAGAGTATTTTAACGGCGACGCTAATTTGAATAGTGACGGAACTTTCTATTTCAGACGTTGCTGGACGGGAGCAAAACAGTTTCGTCTTATTCGGATTGAGGATAATGCGTGGATCACAACGCTGGAATTTCCGCTGCTCATTCGTAGTTACTGGATGCCAGAGGACGCAGATCCTGACGTGATCAGGGTGATGAAAGACCGATGTTACACGTATGACCAGGCGCTGGCAGCACTGGCGTTGATGGTTCAGCGACATGAAGCTGTGGAAAGATACGTTTCAGGTTTGTGTGCACTTGTTGATGAAAACGGCGGGGTGAAATTTTTTGTTAACAGGCTGTCGGCCATGTCTTCGCGCGCCTATTATCGACTGGGCAATGCGGCATGGGTTTACTATGCCCTTGCGTTCTATCTGGAGAAATACCCGGACGGAGCACAGGTAAATATTGTTCGGGCAAAGTTGTTATCTGGCATCAGCTGGCTGGATTCTTTCCTGGTAACCGCCCCTGGTGATTTACGTGAAGGCCTGTATAAAGGCGGCCTTGGTCGTTATGTAAATGGCGAATTTGACGCCAGTTTCGTTGCCGAATGGTGCGCACTGGAGCATAACGTTGATATCTGGTTTTTGTTTGAACTGATGGGGAGACTGGAATTTGACGGCTTCATTCAACGCGCCGATGCGCTGGCAAAAAGTATCATCAGGGGGTTCTGGATGGAAGAGGAAGGCCGGTTCCGGCAGGGAGTACACCCAACCAGTTATGATAACGCGGCGGCTCTCGATCAATCGTCATGGGGCGGGCTGTTTGTAGCGAATATAGACATGGCTAAAGCTGTACGTTGTCGTAAGTATATGGGGCGTTTCTTTTTTGGCACCCGCGAAGCCACGGGTTACACACCTTACCACCCCGATTATGGATACAGTGGTCACAGTCGAGGTGTATGGGTGGAAGGGACCGCAGGAGTGGCACTTTTTGAGAGAAAGCTTGGAAACGAGGTTACAGCAGTGAATCTCATTGCAGCAATGGCACCGCTTCGTGATGAATACGGCTATCGTGATTCATGCGATGACCCGGCATATGATGTGCTCCCACCCTGGCCATCAACAACAAACACGGCGTGGGTAATCCTGACAGTAAAACCTGATAATTTTTGGCTGGTAGATTCACCGATCATGGACGTTGGCATGATTCGATACTGA